GCACGAGCCGATTCTTTACGGCTGGGCACCGGGGGCGGCGCATTATTTCACCGAGAGCCGGTCGCAGAGCACCGTGATAGACCACGCGCAGCGCCCGGACTTCAAGACCATGAAAAAGGCGGAGCTGCTGGAACTGCTGGAGCTGATATACGACGACGCGGACGCGCTCCCGCGCAGCGTCCTCTACTGCGACAAGCCCACCAAGAGCGACCTGCACCCGACGATGAAGCCGCTTGCGCTTCTGGGGCGGCTCATCAAGAACAGCAGTCAGCCCGGATGGATTGTGGCGGATATGTTCGGCGGGAGCGGTTCCACGCTGCTGGCTTGCGAGCAGCTCGGACGGCAGTGGTGGAATACGACCCCAGGTATGTGGATGTAATCATTCAACGCTGGGAAGCCCTCACGGGCGAAAAGGCGATGAAGGTATAAAAAAGCTCAGGGCAGGGACGCGCCAACGCCCCTGCCCGCGCACCAGAGAAAACACCTCTGATACGGATAGCTTGCACCGGTGCAATATGCTATCCCTTTGATTCTATCAAAAATCGGAGGTGTCGTCAATGGACAATTTGGACGAAAAAATGAAGGACTTGCTGATTAAGCGAGCAGAAGGTTATGAATTCGAGGAAAAAGAGGTCATAGCCGGAAAGAGCGGAAAGCCAGAAAGGGTGAAGATTGTAAAAAAGCACGTCCCACCCGATATTAAGGCGATTCGGCATATTCTGCACTTGAGATACATGGGGCGGTGGTGATGCATGACAAAGAAACAAGGGCTATTTTGCGAAGAATATCTAGTTGACCTAAATGCGACGCAGGCCGCCATCCGTGCCGGGTACAGTCCGGCATCGGCGGCAGACAGTGGCAGCGCCAACCTTCAAAACCCGGCCGTGAAATCGTGCATCGATAAAAAAATGGCGGAGCGCTCGAAGAGAACCGGCGTAAACGCTGACCGCGTTATTCTGGAGCTGGCGAAGTTGGCGTTTGTCAATCCGGTGGACGTTGTGAATGTGAATAATGCGACGCTCAAGGAGGATGCGGATTCCGACGACACAGCGGCGATTTCGGCCGTGAAGGTGAAAGTGGTGGACGGCGATACAGAGATGACCGAGCGCGAAATCAAGTTTCACGATAAGCTGAAAGCGTTGGATTTGCTCGGACGGCATCTGGGATTGTTTGCGGACAAGCTGAAGGTGGAGGGCAACGTCACCGTCGGCACCGGCCAGCTCGCCAGCTTACTGGAGGCGCGGCAGCAGCGCCGACGCGCAAAGGATGATTCGTGATGGATTTTGCGGCGAAATACTGGGACTTCATCGACCACAGCGCAAAGGTTGAGATTCTGGAGGGCACGACCGCCAGCGGCAAGACCGTGGCGGCGCTCCATAAATTCATGCTGGAGGTGGCGGAAAGCCCCCGGCGCTTGCACGTTATCGCCGCCAAGACCACCGGTGTCGCCGAAAAAAACCTTATCAACAGTGACGCTGGGCTGATTTATCAGTTCGGCGAGCTCGTTACTTATCACGGCAACGGCAACGCGCAGAACAGGCTGCCCCATATTTGTTTCCATTACCGCGAGGACGACGACAAGATTATATACATCCTCGGCTATGACGACAAAGGGAAATGGGCGAACGCCCTCGGCTCGCAGTTTGGGTGCGTGCTGATAGACGAAATCAACACGGCGCACCCGGACTTCGTGCGGGAAATATCCTCCCGCTGTACCTACCTGATGGGAACGCTCAACCCCGACGACCCGGAACTGCCGGTGTACAGAGAGTATATCAACTGCTGCCGACCGCTGCCAAAGTACGCAAAAGACGTGCCGCCGGAAATTGCGCAGGCGTTGGCAGCAGTGCCGCCGAAGCCCGGCTGGGATTATTGGTTCTTCAGCTTTCGGGACAATATTTCCCTAACGCCGGAGGAAATCGAGGATAAAATCAGCAGAATCCCACCGGGCACAAAAATCTACAAGAACAAAGTCCTCGGCCTGCGCGGACGCGCAACTGGGCTGGTGTTTGACCTGCGAAAGGAAAGTGTCATCACGGGAGCGGAAGCCGCGAAGCACGAATATATAACATTCGGGTGTGGCGTAGATACCGCGTATTCAAACAAAACTGACGATACGTTTGCGTTTATGTTCTTTGGAATCACAAAAGAACGCAAATTAATCATCTTGGCGGAACAGGTTTTCAACAATCGTGACAGAGCGGTGCCGATAAGCCCAAGCGATATCCCGGAGCTGCTGGATGTATTTTTGACGAGGTGCAAAGCAACGTGGGGGTTCGGGCGGAACGTGTTTATCGACTGCGCAGACACGGCAACCATCACGGAATGCCAAAAATACAAGCGGCAAAAAGGCAGCGTGTATTTATTTCTTCCGTCTGATAAAAGCACAAAAATAATTGACCGCATTGAATACCAACTCGGATGGATGGCGCGCGGGGACTATCTGGTTGCAGACAGCTGCACGAACCACATCAAGGAACTGAACAGGTATTGCTGGAAAGAGGACAAGGACGAGCCGGAGGATAAAAACGACCACACCATAAACGCCGGGCAATACGGCTGGCTGCCATATGTCGGGAAAATAGGGAGAATCAATACATGAGCAGATTGGGTGATTATGTGAAAAATAAACTGCGCGACTGGCTGGAGTTCCAAGAGGCGAACCCGAACACGGTCATCATACAAGAAAGCGCGACGTTCAGATCGAGCGCCCAGAGAAACCTTATCTGGTATCGCGGGGATGCGGACGAGCTGCACCAGTTGTATACCCAGATAAACGGAGGGTACACCGGGGGAAGCCGATTTTGGGCGGCAGCTCCCGCTGGGCAAAGCATACGCAAAATGCACACGGGGCTGCCCGCTTTGATTGTGGATACACTGGCGTATATTATTAAGTCGGACATGGGAGAAATCGAATTCGGCGAAGATGGGAACGGCGCAGGAGCGGAAGAATGGCGGGAAATCTCAAAAACAATCAAATTTGAAAATTTGATAGCGAACGCGGTTGCGCAGGCTCTGGCATCGGGGGATGGTGCATTTAAATTGTCCATTGACCCGGCGGCATCAAAATACCCAATTGTGGAGTTTTATTCTGCGGACAGGGTGGAATTTATCCGAAATCGCGGTATGTGCATCGGTGTTGATTTTATCACAGTTTTTTCAAAAGAAAAAAAGCAGTACAAGCTTGTCGAGCGGTACAGATATGCGCAATCGGTGCAAGGGGATGGTGGAGCGGACGCGCCCGGAGCTGTGACATACAAGCTGTACGATGGGGATAACGAGGTGTCGATATCGAAACTCCCGCAGCTGAAAGGATTGACTGATACAACATTTGACGGAAACCACCCGATGGCGATACCGCTCATTTTTTACGACAACCCAAAGTGCCCCGGACGCGGACGGTCAATTTTTGAGACCAAAACGGACAATTTCGATGCGCACGACGAGGTTGTCTCACAGTGGATGGATGCGCTGCGCGCGGGGCGCGTGACAAAATACATCCCGCGCGACATGATACCGACGAACCCTGAAACACTGGAACTGCTGCCGGTAAACGCATTCGGCGATACCGTGATACAGGTTGACACCATTCCGGGCTCAAACGGAGCGCAGGCGCAGAAGATACAGGTGGAGCAGCCGGATATTATGTACGAGGCGTTTTTGTGGACATACAACACCACCCTGGACTTGTGCCTGCAAGGGATAATTTCCCCCGCAACGCTCGGTATTGACGTAGGGAAAATGGCCTCTGCGGACGCGCAGCGCGAAAAGAAGGATATAACCGGGAGCACCCGGAACGCGATAACCGCAGTGCTGGAAACGGTAATCCCCGAGCTGGTAAATGCTATTTTGTCTGCATATGAAAACATGCAAGGGCGCGGACACACGGAATACAGCCCGTCCGTTTCGTTCGGAGAGTACGGAGCACCTGATTTTGACAGCCGCGTAGAGACGATTACCAGAGCGGCAACGGCGGGAGTGATGAGCATCAACGCATATGTGGATGAGTTGTGGGGAAACAGCAAGGCGCAAAAATGGAAGGATGAAGAGGTGGAGCGCATCATGAACGAACGCGGCATGATGACTGCGCCGGAGCCTGCCGTAGGGGTTGATTTGCCGTGACCGCAAGGGAAATTGCGCAAATATTTGAGAAAATCGAAATCCTCTTGATTGACTCGCTGAAAAGAAACCTCACGCACCACAAAGGGCGGGAAAGTCTGGAGGGGTTCAATTGGCCGTCATGGCAGGCGCTGACCATTCGCGGAGTGGAGCGCTTCCGGCGCGAGAACCAAAAAGTATTTGACAAGCTTCGCCCGGTCATTAACAGGGAAACTGCACAGCTCTTGCGTGAAGAATATACGCAGGGCACGGAAGGTGTAGAAGCGGAGTTCCGCATTCTGAACGGAGAGGTGGAAATTGCGAAACTGCCGGAACCAAGAGAAGCGGGAAAAATACTACAAGAAACATTCATGAGCGGAAACAATCCACGAGCCGAAAAGCTTTTAACGGATGTGCTGGGCACGGAAAAATCCGTGGAGTCCGCAGCGCTGCGCATGATGGATGACGTATACCGCCGGACGATGTACAAGGCGGAGCTGGCGCAGGCGATGGGAGCGGCAACGCTGCATCAGGCGATTGATATCGCCGTAAAAGATTTTTTGACGGTTGGAATCAATTGCATTGTGTACAAGGATGGCCGCAGGGTGAACATTGCCGACTACGCGCAGATGGTTCTGCGAACGGCAGCAACGCGCGCAAAGCTGCAAGGTGAAGCGGACAGGCGCAGAGATTTAGGCGTTGATACCGTGCTTGTGAGCCAATATGGGGCATGCTCCAACACCTGCCTGCCGTGGCAGGGCAGGGCGTATATTGATGACGTTTGGGGTGAATTTAACGGAGAGCGCAGAGCCAACACGGGCGAAAGCATAAACGGAAACTGGTATCCCCTGCTGTCCGCTGCCGTTGATGCGGGTCTGTTTCACCCGAATTGCAGACACGGAGTGACAACATGGTTTGAAGGAAAAAGCAAGAAGCCGCCGCCAATGGACGAGGAGCGCACAAAAGCGAACTATGCGCTTGAGCAAAAGCAAAGAGCGCTTGAGCGGGATGTGCGCAAATGGAAAAGAATCACGGAGGGCACATCCGACCCGGACAAGGTGAAGGAATACCGAAACGCACTGCGGGAAGCGCAAGGAGTATTACGCGAATTCATCGACAAAAATAGTGAAGTACTCCGGCGCGACCCATGGAGAGAGCGAATATTTGGAATCACAGACTAAGGCAATACGCCCATTTTGCAATTGCAGGATGGGCTTTTGTAACGCCCGGAACGTGCGAGCGGCGTAAAACTTGGCGCGGAGAAAGCCGACAGGCTCTAAAAGGAGGAACACAAAATGGCAGAAGATACCACGAACCCGGTAGAAAACGAGGAAAGCAAACCCGAAGCAGGGGCAGCCAACCCGCCCGCAGAAAATGACGCGCCGACACTCCCGCAGACGCAGGAGGAGCTTGACGCTATCATCGAAGCAAGGGTTGCACGCGAGCGCAGAAATGCCGCAAAGAAAACAAAGGGAGCGGCGGCGGAGCAACCGACCGCCGCGCAGCCGGAAGCACCTGCGGACAATTCCGCCGCGCAGCTGGAGCAGGTGCAGGCGCAGCTGTGGGAAGCGAAAGCGCAGGCGGGCGCAATGCAGCTTGGCATAAAGCCGGAAGTTGCGCAGGATGCCGCCTACCTTGCACTGCGGCAAGCAACCGCAAAGGATGAGCTTGATGAGGCGGGGATAAAGGACGCTTTGTCCGATTTGCTTAAGAGGCATCCAGAGTGGAAGACTGCATCAAGCAGCGGATTCCGTCAGAAAGTCGGGGCGGACGGAACCGGGCAGGAAAACAAGCAAGCAGACCTCGACGAACTTTTTGATTTACCGAAAGGATGATAAAAAATGGCAAACACCGTAAACTACGCAACCGTATTTGAGCGGCAGCTTCGGCAGAAGTACACGCTGGGAATGCGGACAGCAGCGCTCACGACGCAGAAGGTGCAGTTTGTGAACGCAAACACCATCAAACTGCCGTATGTGGACATGGGCGGCTACAAAGACCACAGCAGAAACGGCGGGTTTAACCGCCAAAACGTGAAAAACCAGTGGATGACAAAAACCCTTGCGTTCGACCGCAATGTGGAGTTCTTCATGGATTCCATGGACGTAGACGAGACAAACCTTGTCACCGCCGCAGGCAACATCACGAACACGTTTATCGCAGAACACGCAATCCCCGAATCGGATGCCTACCGCATTTCCAAGCTGTATGCAGAATTTACATCTCTTGGCGGGACGGCAGATGCAACGGCGCTCACGCCCCAAACGATTCTTGGCGTTTTTGATGCCTGGATGCAGGAGCTGGACGATGCGGAAGTGCCCGAAGAGGGGCGCATTCTATTCACCACTCCGGCGGTGAAAAAGATGCTGAAAACAGCGGACGGCCTAGACCGCAGTTTGAACGTATCCTCGCAGAACGGCCTAGACCGCCGCGTGTACAGCTTGGACAATATCACGATTCAAACCGTGCCGTCCGGGCGCATGAAATCGCAGTACAACTTCACTGACGGGTTCGTACCGGCGGCGGGCGCGAAGCAGGTCAATATGATTCTGCTGCATCCGAGCGCGGTGATTGCTTGCGAAAAGCATTCGTACATTGCGCTTTGGGCACCTGGAACCCACACGCAGGGGGACGGGTGGCTGTATCAGAACCGCAAATACGGCGATTTGTTCGTCATCGACACCCGTGTGAACGGCATCAAAATGAACGCCACGGCGTAGAAAGGAGCAAAAACATGTTAAGAGCTGTAAAACTCAATCGGGAGTACACCATCACAGACGCGGACATCGCGAACTTTGTCGCAAACGGCTACGACATTATGGACGGCGACAAAATTATTAAGCATGGAGCCGGAAAGATGGTTGCCCACCAGACGTATCAAGATACCATCGATGAAAAAACAGAGCTTGAGGCACAGGTCAAAAAGCTCACGGAGAAGAACAGCGAGCTTGAAGCACAGGTCAAAAAGCTCGAAGCGGCGGCCAAAAAGAAGGAATAGGCGGTGATGATGTGAGGCTGTATGTGAGCACAGAAGAGTTTTTAAGCAGCTCAGGCGGCGGAATAATTGCTGAAGGGGACATCTTCAAAAGCTTGACGGATGCGCAGCTGGACGTTGATGCGCTTACGTTCAGCCGAATATCCGCGAAAGGATTTCATAGTCTTTCTCGAGCGCAGCAGGAGCTTGTGCGCCAAGCAATTTGCGCACAAGCAGTTTTTCGAAGTGAATACGGCGAAATGCTGGACAGTCCGCTATCCTCTTACGGAATTAACGGTGTAAACATGGGGTTTGATACCGGCAGCAGGCTCATAACGCAGAACGGCGTGAAAACACTGCCAAGAATCTACGCCATACTGCAGCGTTCCGGGCTGACGTACAGGGGGATACGCTGATGAAATGGCCAAAGCTTGTCCCTGACAGGGTGTGCAATGCGCAGGTGGAAATACACTTGACGCAGGGTGTCACAGAGAGCGGAGCGCCCAAGAAAGTGGATGTAATCAGCAGGAAGTGCAACTATTCCGAAAAATCCAAGCAGATTATGACCGCCGAGCGGCAGCTTGTCACCCTGTCCGGGAGCATACTGATGGACGGAGACATCGCGCCGCAGCTGGAACAGCTAGAGGGTTATGTGAAAATCAACGGCGGAACGGTGGAACGCATGATTCATCGTTCCGCGCGGGGGCGTAACCCGGACAACACGGTAAACTACACGCAATTGGAGCTGATTTGATGACTGTCAAGGTTACGCTGAGTCAAGGCGCGCTGAAAAAGATTGCGGAGGCCGCATTTTTTGCGTCAAAAGCAACCGTTCAGCAACTCCGGACTGAAGTAGAGACCGCGCAAGTCATGCCGTTTGACGTGGGTACAATGCAGAATGATGATACCGACACACACGTGCGGCGCGACGGTGAAACAATCACCGCATCTTTGGCAACAAGCAACGCATACGCGCGAAGATTGTATTTTTCACCCGGAGCCGGAGAAAAGGAATACGACTTCCAGACGGTGAACAATCCCAGCGCCCAAAAAGCGTGGCTGGAGCCGTGGCTTACAGGAAATGAAATGGACTTTGTGCCGGAAACCTTCGCAAAGGAGTTTCAAGAAAGGATTGCGCCATGACATTACAAAACGTTCTGAACTGGTTGAAGTCCGTCACAGACACAGGGGAGGGCATTTACACAAAGACCATCAACGGAAATCAGGAGCGCTGCATCGGCATATATGACGCGCGCGGCGCTGTGTCACAGCGCGTATGCCTGGGCGGAGCGGTCAACACCAAGTACAATCAAAAAAACATCCGCATTTTCGTGCATTGGACGAAGGATGCACAGGAGGCGGAGAAAAAAGCAAAAGAAATTTATCATTTGCTGTATGCAAGATCTAACATCGTCATGGATGGCGTGCGGGTGTACTCGTTAGACCCAGGAGCCGCACCTGCGCCTATCGGGCGAGATCATGGGGGCGTATATGAATACATGATAGAAATTTCATTACAGCACGAAAGGGAGTAATAGCATGGTAACAGCAGGAGTGTTCCCGGTTTTTGAAAATATGTTCAGCATCGGGACGATGGGTGCGGCAAGCACGGCGACAAGCATGTCACCCATCGCGGAAATGGAATCTTTTTCCATTTCAATTGACGGAAATGTCGTCGAATGGAGTCCATTTGACATGGAAGGATGGGTGCGGAGGCTGAATACGGGTAAGGCCTTCACCATTTCTGTGTCTGGAAAACGCTTTGTCGGCGATGCCGGAAACGATTATGTCGCAAAACTGGCGTGGAAAACGGGGCTTGACTGCAGCACAAAGTTTCTGTGGACATTTTCAAATGGCGCAAAGCTGGAGTTCAACGCCGTTATCAACGTGACGAACATTGAGGCGGGTGAATCCCGCGATGTTGGACCGTTGGAGTTTGACGCGCTTTCAGACGGAAAGCCGACATTTACCCCGGCGGCGTAAAAGCAATTGCAGGAGGCGGTATATCCCGCCTCCTATTTTTAAGGAGGAAAAAACAATGAGTGAAACAAAAAGATTTGTGTTGGACAAGGGGAAAATTCAGCAAAAGCCGGAGCTGGAGATTCTGGACAGGATTTTCTGCGTGGACAACCGCGTGAATACCGTGAAAAAAATGGCAAAAATCAAGAGCGAAGGCGTGGAGGAGGACGAGTATGAGCAGGCCGTTCTTCGTTTGCTCTTGGGCGCTGACGCGGCAACGGAAATCGCGGCTATGAATCTTCCGCTTCCCGCGTATCTTGAAATGTTCGAGGGCGTAACGTCTTTGGCGACGGGCGAGGATCCGGAGGAAATCCGCGATCGATTTCAAAAAGCAAATAAGGAAGCGTGAGGTCTTTTATGACCTCGACTATGACAAAATCCTCATTGAGCAAAGCATTGCAAAACAGTATCACATCCTGCCGTCCGCCCAAGACGAGATGGCTTACGCTGACTGGGCAAAGCTTGTGGGCGGGTTGATGGACGACACGCCGCTGGGCAGAACGGTTTCCGTGCGAATGGAAAAGGATAAGGACGTTATCAAGCACTTCACGAGCGGCCAGCGGGCAATGCGGCAGGAGTGGCGCGCGTTTTTGGCGGAATATGGGACAGAATCGGCAAAAGACGGAGTGGAGCGGCTGAAGGCGCTCGAAAGGGAACTTGCAAGAATGTTTGGTTAAAAAGGAGGGGGAAACGTGGCGGATGAAACAGTTGTTGGCGGTATAGCGCTGGAGTTGACTGTAGCAGACAAAACACAAGCCGGAATCAACGAAGCGGCGAAAAACGCGCAGAAACGAGCGGCTGCCGCATTCTCCCCCCTGGGGAACACGGTTGCGCAATCGACTGCAAACGCCGTTGACGCATCGATGAAATCTGCAGAAGCCTCTATTGACAATGCGGTAAAACGAATAACAGCAAGGGTAAAACAGGTTCGCCTGACTGCGGCGGAGGCGATGAAGGAAACCGGGGCGAAATATGCCGAACCGCTGTCCCCGGAGTATGCCGCGCGCAATAAAAAGTGGGAAGAGTCTGCACGGGGGAAGCCGCTGCAGGCGGAGGCCAGCGCGCAAGAAAAAATCAACGAAAGCGTCAAGGAGGCCGTGAGACATGCAAATGCATATACGGATTCTGTTCGCGCGGCCGCATCTGCAAATGACCTGCTTCAAAAGAAACTTGAGGTAATTGAATATCAAATTATAAGGCAAGAAGCCGCTTATAGAAAGCTTCTGAAAGCTCAGGCGGCAGACGGAGGAGACACTTCCGTCATAGGAAATCAAATAGCCGCCGCAGAATCAAAGCTCATTTCTTTGAAAGCGTCCGCAATCAAAACAGAGGACGCAATCAAAAGAGCCGTATCGCCGCCGCCGCCTGCTGACCCCGCAAACGCAAACAAAACATCCGCCGCGCTGAAAAAATCGGAAGCGGCAACCGGCGCGACGATGAAAAAAGTGCAATCGGCTGCCAAAGGCGCTGCGAAAGCGGCAGGAAAAGCGCTTGGCGGAATCGGCTCACTGGCGGCACATGGATTTAAGGCCGCAAGCGCAAAAGTGAAATCATCTTTAGACGGAATGAAAAACCGTGTTACAAGGTTCACAAAATCCATCGGAAACGCATTTAAGCGCGTAATGATATTCGCAACGCTGTACGCCGCGTTCCGGGGCTTTAAGTCCATGCTGCAGGACGGTGTGATGTCCAACGAGAAATTTGCAAAATCATTTGACCAGATTAAAGCAAACCTAACCGTTGCGTTTACACCGATTTTCACGGCGATTTTACCCGCGCTGAATATGCTTGCGTCTGTGGCGGCATCGGTGTCGCAGAAGATTGCGGCGGCAACCGCCGGGATGTTCGGACAGACCTATCAGCAGGCCGTGAACGCGACCAAAAAGATGCAGGACACGAAAAAGGCGGCAGACAAAGCGAAAGGCAGCCTTGCGGGTTTTGACAACATCACAACCATCAACACCGGGAGCGGAGAGGAATCCAATAGTGGCGCAAACCTTGACGCGCTGGACGGTGCGAAGTACACCGCGCTTGAAGGCATGGGCGAGAAAATCACCGAGATGTTGGAAGGGCTTGCGGCGAAGGTGGGTCCGCTGATTGCAAGCGTGGCAGCAAAAATTGCAGAAAAGGCTCCCGCGTTTATTAACGCGGCTGTCCGCGTCATCAACGCACTCCTGAAAGGAATTAACGACAACTTCCCGCAGATTACGGCGGCGATAATCAGCTTGATTGAATCGCTCTTGGCGGGGCTGGCGGAGATTTCCCCGCAGCTTGCGGAATTTGCTGTGAACGCGATTACACTCATGATAGCGGCATTGCTTACCTATGCGCCAAAGCTGTTTGAAATCGGCATCACTCTTTTGGCGGATGTGTTGGCGGGACTGGCGGACAAGATGCCGGAGCTTGTGCCGATGGCACAAAAGGCAATCATGACAATCGTTAATGCGATTGTAAACAACCTGCCGAAGATTCTGAAATCCGGCGTAGAAATTTTGCTTGCGCTTATTAAAGGGATTCTTGAGGTTTTGCCCGATTTAATCCCCGCCGTCATTTCGATAATAAAAACATTGCTGACAACCTTGATTGAAAACCTGCCGAAAATTATAAAGGGCGGCGTAGAAATTCTGGTGGCACTCCTGCAGGGCATCGCGCAGGCATTGCCAACGATTATTCCGGCTGTAGTGGAGCTCCTATATGTTCTCACGGGGGCGCTGTGGGATAATCTGCCGCTTGTTATTGAGGCAGGACTTGACATTGTTATCGCACTTATCGTCGGATTGATTCAGGCACTGCCGATTATTGCAAAGAGAACGCCGGAAATCATTGAAAAAATCATCGCGTCACTGTTGTCCTGCAGGGCAAAAATCTTTGAAGCGGGCTGGAAGCTCATCATAGCGCTGGTTGATGCGTTCCGCGCAATGGACTGGGGACAAATGGGGCGCGATTTGATAGACGGAATAATCAGAGGTGTCAAAAACTCCGCCGCCAGCGTGGGCAATGCAATAAAGGGCTTGTTTGGCTTTGATGTCAAGGTGGGCGGCAGTGTCCCGGCGATGGCATCGGGCGGAATCGTAAGCGCCCCGACGCTCTCCCTTATCGGAGAACGCGGGAAAGAGGCCGTGTTGCCGCTGGAAAGAAACACGGGGTGGATGGATACGTTTGCGTCAAAGGTAGCTTCACAGCTTGGAGGGGGCGGCGGAAACACCACAATAAACGAAACAATCGTGCTGGATGACGGAACGCTGATACATGCGTACCGCAGAAAAATCGGAGCGGGCGATATGACCGGCGGGGCAAGGGGGATGTTTGTGTGATACTTAGAATAAACGGCGTATCGATACCGGCACCAACGAAATTCGCCCCGCTCAAAGCGGATCTCGACAGTGAAAATACCTTGCGCGCGGATGACGGCTATATGCGCAGGGACAGAATCCGCCAAGGTGTCGGGAGCTTCACGGCAGAATGGATGCTGGCTCCCGCAGAATATGCGGCGTTGAGCAACCTGCTGAACCCCGCGAAGATAAGCGTTGAAGTTTTTGATGTTTCGACAAACTCCACAAAAACAATGGAAATGTATGCGGGACAGCGGGACAGTGAATGTGTTTCATACCCGAGCAAAAGCAGACCGCAGGACAGCCTTTGGAAATTGACTGTGCCGTTTACGCAATACTAGAAAGGACGAATATGGATGTATCAGTTCAGTGACGCGGCGCTTCAAGCGGCTTGGGATGAGGCGATAAAAAGCGATGGCCGGGATTGGAGAATCCGCGCGGAGCTGCAAACAGCAAAGCAAACCTATAGCTTGGGACGAGCTGATTTTGAATCCGGCGCGGTACAAACCGAGGAGCAGTTTCTTGGCGAAAACGTGATAGAAATAGGCCGCGCGCCGATATTCACGCTTCAATGCGCAATTAAGGACGACGGGCAATATGCGGACGTGCAGTTCAACGCTGCCGTTATTCGCCCTGAAATTGGACTTATGATGGAGGGCTGGGGGCTCGCATGGGTTCCGATGGGCGAATATAATATCACCAAAGCAAAAAGGTCAAAGGCAAAAATATTCATTGAAGCGAGCAATAATATGCTCAAATTCGAGCGGGATTTTTCGGACATCCCAATGAGCTTCCCGGTCACTGCGCAGTCGCTGCTGTCGCAGATCTGCGCGAAATGCGGGGTGCTGCTGGATACTCCAAGCTTTCAAAACGGCACATATACAATTCTTTCTGCGCCTGCGGACAAAATGAGTTGCCGGGATATTGTATATTTCATTTCCGCGATTGCAGGGGGGTGGGCGCGATGCAACCGGCGGGGGCGACTGGAGATATTCACGCCCAAAAATCCGCAGTTCATCGTAGAAGCAAACGTTGACGGAAACACAGACATCGTGTACGGCGGCGATTTTACGTGGTGGAACAACACAATGTACGATGGCGGAGCATTCAATACAAATATGGTTGATGACACTGTAACGCCCCACGACACAAAGGGCGAGCTGAATATTGACGATTATCCGATAATCGTTACGGGGGTAACGCTGGACACAGCAGAGGAAACGCTTCTGGCAGGGTCTTCGCGCTACACTGCCGCGATGAGTGAAAATCCGTTGATACAGCACGATGCGCCTCAGATTCTGCAAAGCGTTTTCGAAATCTGGCGCGGATTTACCTTTATGCCCTACGAAGTGAACGAGTTTCCAAACCCGCAAAAAGAGGCGGGGGATCTGGTGGAACTTGTGGACAGAAACGGAAAGCGCTATCGAACCATTATTGGATTAATACGGCACACCTTGCGGGGGTTGAGTTATGTCACGGCGGAAGCAAGAGCGGAGGCGGCGGCACCGTTCAGAGCCGCCCAGTATAAAACAGACCGGAGCGCACGCGAGCGGGAGACGGCGCAGGTCAACGCAATGGATGCCGCCGCAGACAACGCCTTTGCGATGTTTGCGGGAACATGGGGCGGATACCGCATCAATGGTGACGATCTGCCGCAGGAGAAGCACCACGGCAACGAATATCTCGCTGACGAC